CAAAGAAAGGAGCAAGTCTTCTTTGTGATGAAATGATGGATGCAAATATCAATCTGGATGGTGAGCATCCAAAGAGATACATGGAGATGGTTCATGACTTTTACTACAATGTCAAAAGAGAAATAAATGGATAAAGTTTTTACACATTCTGGAGCAACTGGAGACATGGTTTTCTCTCTTCCAACAATCAGAGCAATGGGTGGTGGAAAGTTGGTCATCACTAACTTCCATAAACAGAGAGCAGAATCAATCATGAAATTGATTGAAGTTCAGCCATACATCAATGGAGTGGAATGGTCAGAAGACAAACCATTTGGAACATATGACTTGGACAAGTTCCGACAATATGCAAGTCACCACAACAATCTGGTTGAAGCACACATGAATGGTCAAGCCATTCCAATTGATAAGTCATGGCAAGATGGATGGTTGACTCTTCCAGAGGATGTGAACATCATCAATGGTGTGAGATATTCAATCATAAACAGAACAACAAACTATGCAGACCCAAATTGTGACTGGAGCAAGGAAGTTGAATATCTACAATCCATCTCTGATGTGGTGTACTTCATTGGATATCCAGAAGAGTATTTGATTTTCCAAGATAAGTTTCACACAGAAGCAAAATACTTTCCTTGTGACTTTCTGGAAGGAGCATATCTTCTGAAGAAAGCAGTCATGTTCACTGGTTGCTATTCTGCATGGTCAACCATTGCAATGGGACTTGGAATCAATTACAGACTTGAACAAGCACCAAATCATACTTGCTCTTCATTACTTCAACCAAGAGAAACCATCATCAATGTATAGTCAAGCAAAGCAAGACCAATTCATCATGCACATGATGGAAGGGAGAATCGGAAGTTATCTGGAAATTGGTGCATCACATCCAGTCTACATCAACAATACATATCTTCTGGAACAGAATGGTTGGACTGGTCTGTCAATAGACAATGACCCATCCAACATGGGAGAATGGTTAAAGTTCAGAAAGAATCCTTTGGTCATTGCAGATGCATTGACTTTTGATTATGAAGAAACAGACAGAATTGACTATCTACAACTTGACATTGAACCAACACATCAGACATTCAAATGTCTTGAAAGAATGATGCTCATGTCAACAAGATTCTGATTCAGTCACAAGGATACACACTTGCAGTACCAGATGTGCAATGTCCATTTGGAGCATTTGAAGACTGGTACATTGATGAAGCAGTGATTGATTCAAGACTATTAAACACATGGAAGATATGACAGACAAGATTGTTGATGACATAATTGCCAAGTACAAGGAAAGGTCACAAGTGGGAATCAAGAAGTATGGAACAACACTGGAGCAGAACAACCATGATGACTTTCTTCTTCATTTACAAGAAGAGTTGATGGATGCTTCACTTTATATTCAAAAACTGATAAATGAAATTAACAAAAATCAAAAGCAATCCACAGAATCCCAGAATCATCAAGGATGACAAATTCAAGAAGTTGGTCAAATCAATCAAGGAATTCCCAGAAATGATTGAGAAGAGACCAATGGTATGTGTCACAGATATTGATGGAAAGATTTATCCACTTGGTGGAAACATGAGATTAAAGGCATTACAAGAACTTGACTACAAAGACATTCCAGACAATTGGGTTGTGATGGCAGATGATTGGACAGAAGAGAAGAGAAAGGAGTTTGTCATCAAGGACAACATTGGGTATGGTGAATGGGATTGGGATGACATTGCAAACAATTGGGATGAAATTCAGATAAATGATTGGGGATTGGATATTCCAAATTTTACAACAAAAGAGATTGATGAAAAGGAAACTAAAGATTTATCAGATAGCATTCAATCATTGTACAGAATAGAGATAATTTGTGAAGATGAAATGGAACAAGAACAGACATACAATAAACTAATTGAATTAAATTATACATGCAGACTTTTAACATTGTAAGAGAAAACAAGCCAAAGAAGACATTCAGAGTTGCTTCAATTATAGGCAAATTTGATTTGCAAGACAATCACATAATTGAGAAGTTTAATGGCAGTATTGATTTGCCAAAAAAATGGAATGTAGGTCTTATAGTTGGAAAAAGTGGAACTGGAAAAACTACAATTGCAAAAGAATTGTTTTCTGATTCATACATAACAAACTTTGAATACAATGAAGAAACTATTTTGGATGATATGCCAAAACATTGTTCAATTGAAGAAATCACATCAGCATTTAATTCTGTTGGTTTTTCAAGTCCACCATCATGGTTAAAGCCATATCATGTACTTTCAAATGGACAAAAGATGAGAGTTGACTTGGCAAGAGCAATTCTTGAGAATAAAGATATGTTTGTTTTTGATGAATTTACTTCTGTTGTTGACAGAAATGTTGCACAAATTGGTTCTTTTGCAATGCAAAAAGCAATAAGAAAATCAGACAAAAAGTTCATTGCAATATCTTGTCACTTTGACATTGAAGATTGGTTGTTGCCAGATTGGGTATTCAATACAGACACAATGACCTTTCATTCTTTTGAAGGGCAAAAAAAAAATAGACCAGAAATCAAATTTGAGATATTCAACACAACAGATAAGACAATCTGGAAAATGTTTTCTAAACACCACTATTTGAGTCATACACATAACAATGCTTCAAGTGTATACATTGCTTTAATAAACAATGAAATAGCGGGATTTTTGTCAGTATTACCATTTCCACATCCAATTGTGAAAAACATAAAAAAAGTACACAGACTTGTCATTCTTCCAGATTATCAAGGTGCTGGATTTGGAATTAAATTTCTTGAAGAAGTAGGCAAATTATACAAAAAAGAAAAATGGAGATATAATATAGTAACTTCGGCACCAAGTTTGATTTATGCATTAAAGAAATCAAAAAATTGGAATTGTATTTCTTTTGGAAGAAACAAATCACACAAAGGTGGAATGAGAACAAAAGTTGGCAACTTATCAAATGGTTCAGAACAAAGAATCACAACATCATTTGAACTTAAATAAACTACAATGAAAGGAAACTTGGTCAAGATTGATGAAGTTTGGATGGTTGCCTATCTTAACAATGAAGGATACCATCTTATGATGTTGCATCCAGATGATGCAAAGTTCATCTCAATTGAGAGATATGTGGATGACATTGAATTCAAGATTGTGACTCATGAAAAGTTAACTGGTACAATTAGTTATGCAAAAATAATCATACAATGAAAAAAATCATCTTCATCTTGTTTCTGGCATCATGTCAACCAGTACAAGAACAACCAAAGCAACTTGTCAAGGGATATATTGTCAAGAAGGAAATCAGAAAAAATGTCAAAGGACAACCCATCTATGTGACAACCATCAACATGAATGGAAGTCTGGTTGAATTCTATGGCATCAATTACTATCTCATGGAAGAAGGTGACACCATCCAAGTTGAACAAGGAGACACAAGTGAAATCACACACTAAAAAATACATGACCTTCTTCAAGTATGATATCTCTGATTTCATCCCTTGTGAAGTATGTGGAACAAGGGCAACGGACATTCATCACATACAAGCCAGAGGAATGGGAGGAACAAAGGAGAAGGATGATATCCACAATTTAATGGCACTATGTAGGAAATGCCACATAGAGAAAGGAGACAAGAAGCAATTCATGCAATTCTTAAAAGATGTGCATGAAATTTTCATAAAAATTAATCATTAAGCATCGTTAATACATCGTTTATGGCAAAGCAAGTACCAGCAAGAAATGGAGGAACATTGACCAGACCAGACAAAGGAGAAACAATGAATCCAAATGGAAGACCAAGAAAGTATGTCTCCGTTTTAAAGGAGCAAGGATACAATCTTTGGGAGATTAATGACACAATCCAAACCATGATGGCAATGGATGTGCAAGAGTTGAAGTCAGTCTATGACAATCCCAAAGCAACCATTCTGGAGAAGACAATTGCCAATGCAATGGTCAAGTCATTACAGAAGGGAAGTCTCTATTCTCTAGAGACATTGCTCACAAGAGTTTATGGCAAACCAAAGGAGACTGCTCAAGTCACCACAGACTCAAAGATTGAAGTTGTATTTGTCAAAGGCAAAACAATCCTATGACAGAACTGCAAGTCCTCAAATCTCAATTCAACATTCATTGTGTATCTGGTGATGAAGATGTCATCATTGCTTTCACTTATTCAAAGGAGATTGCTGAATACATCATTCAAGTTCTTGGTGGTCAGAAATGGGACAAGACCACTTTGTTCTATTGGGAAGAGGTCACACCAGTGGAAAGAATAATCAATAATTAATATGACAATTGAGTTGCCACAACCACATGAGAATCAACAATTGATTCTTGACTCTGATGCCAGATTCAGAGTGGTGATGTGTGGGAGAAGATTTGGCAAGTCTGAACTTTCACAAGTGGAGATGATATCATCTGCATTGCAAGGGATGTCTGTTGCCTATATCACACCGACATACAACTTGGCAAGGACTTTCTTTGACAAACTCACAAAGGTCATTCCCTTTGAGAATAACAAGTCAGAGTTGATGATAAGATTTCCCAATGATGGGAGCATCCAGTTCTTCACTGGAGAAAGACTTGACAACTTGAGAGGAAGGAAGTTTCATCTGGTGGTTGTGGATGAAGCATCATTCATTCCAAATCTGGAAGATGGATGGAAGAACTCAATCAGACCTACCTTGACAGATTACAAAGGCAAGGCATTGTTCTTGTCAACTCCCAAAGGAAAGAATTATTTCTATTCCCTATTTATGAAGGGTGGTGAACCAGATTGGCAATCATTCAAGTTCACCACTTATGACAATCCATACATTGACAAGCATGAAGTTGATGATGCAAGGAATCAATTACCTTCAGCAGTCTTTGAGCAAGAGTACATGGCAAATGCAATGGAGAATGCTGCAAATCCCTTTGGAAGCAATCACATTCAAGACTGCATCAAGCCATTGTCACCATATCCAGTTCAGTTCTATGGCATTGATTTGGCAAAGTCCTTTGACTGGTCTGTCATCATTGGTCTGGATGAACATGGAGATGTTGCATACTTCAACAGATTCCAGAAGGATTGGAAACATACAAGGGAGGAGATACTAACGATTGACAGAAGTAAGCCAGTGATGATTGACTCTACTGGAGTTGGTGATGCCATTACTGAAGACCTTCAGAGCCAATTCTCACACATGACTGGGTTCAAGTACACATCCACAAGCAAACAACAATTAATGGAGAATTTGGCTTCTGCAATTCACAAGAAGGAGATTGGATTTCCACATGGAATAATCAAAGAAGAATTGGATGTCTTTGAATATCAGTTCACTTCCAATGGTGTGAGATACAATGCTCCATCTGGATTCCATGATGATTGTGTCAATGCTCTTGCTTTGGCAAACAGATGCAGACAAGTCCACAAGATGACTGGTCAGTATTATTTCATATAATTATTTCAAAAAAAACCACTATACAATATGAAGTTGACAATTAGAAAATTCCAAGAGTTGTATTCAATCAGTCAGATTGAGACTGATGAATTGTCAAAGTCATGT